CAACAAAGTTTTTTGATGATACATTTGAAAGTATTTTTGACACGTGGTCAAAAGCACAATCATTTCCATTCTATAACGTAGTAAAATACTCAAAAGGTAAATACGGTTTAGAAATCGGCTTAGCTGGATACAGTAAAGAAAATATACTTGTAGAAGTTAAAGATGGTATCTTAATAGTAGAAGGAAAAGTAGAAGATAAAAATGTAGACTATGTTAAACAAGGTCTAGCATTTAGAAAATTTTTCAAACAGTTTGAATTAGCTAAAGATGTACTAGTTGATGAAGCTGAAATGAAAGATGGCTTACTTAAAATTAAATTTGGTTTCAATGAACCAAAAGAAATTGAAGGCGTTAAAATAGAAGTAAAATAATGATGCCTTACAATGATGAGGAATGGAAATTTATATCCAATCCTTTAGTTCTTCGCCCATAATTTCTGTGGCGATATTAACTTTAGTTCGAAGGGCTTTGACGATTTTTTCGTCAACAGTCCCTTCGGCTATAATATCGATATAAGTCATAGGTTTTTCTTGTCCAATACGATCAATTCTAGCTTCAGATTGTTGTCGTTTTTCTAAATCATATCCATTAGAATAATAAATCATAGTAGAAGCTCCGGTTAATGTAATACCATATCCACCTGTTTGAGGAGTTCCTACAATAAATCTAACTTCACTTTTTGGATTTTGAATTAATTTAATTGCTTTTTGTCTATCTTCTGTTGAAGTATCTCCATAGTAAGTAACCACAGATTTATCTCCATATTCTTTTTTAATAGCATCTACAATTACTTCTATGTCATATCTATAATGAGCCCATATAACTGCTTTACCTTCCATTTCAGATAAAACATCCATTAATTCATCTAAACGATTTGATTTTAATGTTTGTGTAGTTCCATCATCAGCTTTAAAATGTCCACAAGTTATTTGATGTAATCTCATTAATTGAGTTATGACATTGTGTGTTGTAACTAATTTTCCATTTAATGTAGCTAAAGCTATTTCTTTCATTTGTTTATAAACTTTACTTTGTTCTTCACTTAATTGAATAGTTCTTTTCATATAAGTTTTAGGTGGTAAATCTAAACAGTCATCTTTTAAAACTCTGTGTGAAAACGGTTTTAATTTATCTGATAATTCTCCTAAATTTCTATAGCCAACAACTATATGAACCATACGACCAGAAACATTAATTTGTTTTGTAATAGCGTATCTAGTTTTAAATGTATAATAAGATTGATGATCTAATAACCATGGATCTAAAAAATAACATTGAGTAAATAAATCTAAAGGAGATTTAGTTACAGGGGATCCAGTTAAAATTCTTTTATAAGAAACTTTATCTCCAAGACCAATTATATTTTTAGTTCTTATAGCACTAGGATTTTTTATTGTAGTGGATTCATCTATTGCCATTAAAGATTTATGACAATTTAAAAATCTAAATGCAAATTGTTTTCCTTTTTTAGTTGATAAAGATTCAACATTCATAATTAAAATATGAAAATCATGATCTGATTGAAATAATGTATTTAATTCTTTTTCTTTAGATTTACCTGCACTAGATTCCCACAGCACCATTTTTTTCTCAATATGATCTGGCATATGGGTAGGTATTTCAGAGTCAAACCAGTTCTTATAAACACCTTTAGGAGCTATAATTAAAGCGCCATTTATAAGGCCTTTATCATAAAGCATTGACATATTGTCAATCAATACTTTAGACTTACCGGTTCCCATTTCCATAAAATAAGCAAATACTTTCTTATCCCAAGACATTTCTAATGCCTTTAATTGATGTGCAAATGGCTTTGTCTTAAATTTATAATGCATAATAATAGTTAGTTCTTTCTATTGATTAGTATAACACATTAATATACAAGAAGTCAAGAATGGAAAAAAATAAAGTTTACGTTATTCAAGATGTGCCAGGCACAAGGGAAGGAAGACCAAAGATAAATATTATTGGTGCTTCTCAATTTGGTTCATTAAAAGTTTTACTTCCAGAAAATGCACAAATTATATTAAGTGCAGGACCTGTTGTATTTAAGTTACGACAGTTGCTAAAAGATTACACTTCAGAAGATTATTTACTACTTACAGGTGATCCTGCAATAATTGGTGTTGCATGTTCAATTGTTTCTGATATAACAAATGGCAAGTATAAATTATTAAAATGGGATAAACAAGAAAGGAGATATTATCCAATTGAAATTGACTTGTATCAAAAATCTGAAACGAGCACTTGACAATATTAATTTAAGGGATTATAATATACAGAAAAATAGAAAGATAAAAACATGACAATAAATTTTGAACAAGACAGAGTAGAATCAGTAACGCAAATTGATGCTGCAAAAACTTTATCTGATAAAGTTTTAAAGTTAAAAGATTTAGAAGACGAAATTTTAAATGCGGAAGAAAGTATTAAAAGATTAAAAGAACAAGCACAAATACTTTCTCAAGTAGAAATTCCTGCAATGATGCAGGAAATGCATATTACAAAATTAAAGCTAAAAGATGGTGAGTCTGTAGAAGTAAAACCTTTTTACAGTGCAGCTATTATTCCTGAAGTTCAGGAACAAGCTTTTACATGGCTTCGTAATAACGGCTTAGGTGATATTATTAAAAATGATATCACCGTTACCTTTGGTCGTGGCGAAGATAACAAGGCAGCACAATATGCTGTCCTTGCACGAGGTCAGGGGTTTGAACCAGTCCAGAAAGTCGGTGTTCATCCCCAGACACTCAAAGCAATAGTCAGAGAGCGTATTGAAGCTGGACAGGATATGCCCTCTGACTTATTTAAAACTTACGCAGGTAACAGTACAAAAATAACAAGGAGATAAAAAATGGAAACAGGAAAACAAGTAGCACCAAAAAAAGCTGCGCCATTACCTTCCTCAATATTATTTGAGAATGATGCGCATCAAGGTTTTGAAAATGTAAAGCAAGATAGTATTGCTTTACCTATTTTAAAACTATTACAAAACGGTTCAGGAGAAGCACAAAAACGTAATCAAAATTATGTTGAAGGTGCTGAACCTGGAATGCTTTTCAATACAGTTACAAAAAAATTGTATGATGGAGCAAATGGAATAATAGTTATTCCATGTCATTATAAGTTAGAGTATCAAGAATGGTCAGATTTTGGAACTGGTTCAGGAAGACCTGAAAAAATCTATCCAGATACTTCTGATATAAAATCAAAAACAACTGAAGATCCTTCAGGTAAAGATAGATTACCAAATGGTAATTATATTCTTACAGTTGGAAATCATTTTGTTTTGATTGTAGACGGAGATAACACTGAAACTGCTTTAATATCTATGAGTTCATCTCAAGGTAAAATAAGTAGAAAGTGGAATTCCATGATGATGTCAATCGTTTTGGAGGGTCAAAAAGGATCTTATACTCCACCTTCATTTAGTCACATGTACAAGTTAAGTACAGTTTTGAATTCTGGGAAAGGAAACCAATGGTATGGATACAATGTATCTAAAATTGGCCCTGTAGCAGATGAAAAAATCTACAAAAGAGCTAAATCTTTTTACGAAAGTTTAGCAACTAAATAAATAATTAAGGGGTGGTGGCAACACCACCCACAACAAATTGAGTGGAACATGTTAGAAAGATTTAAGAATATATTTGCTGGTCTTGAAACTTCTTACGGTCAAACAAAAATGACCGGAGAAATTAGAGATGATGGAAAGAATGAAGCAGAATCAATAACGGTGCATAAGCCAGTAACAGATATGTTATGGCAAAAACATTTAAATGGTGAATTTCCTGCATTAGGAATTGTACCTATTAGACAAGATAGTAGATGTAAATGGGGATGTTTAGATGTTGATGTTTATGATTTGGACCACAAAGAATTAATTACAAAAATAAAAAATAAAAATTTACCTTTAATAGTTTTTAAATCAAAATCAGGTGGAGCACATATATTTTTATTTGTAAAAGAATTTGTTCCAGCATCTTTGGTTAGAGAAAAATTAAAAACAATGGCAGCAATGTTAGGTCATGCTGGTAAAGAATTATTTCCAAAACAAGATTATATACTTGCAGATAAGAATCAAGTGGGTAGTTGGTTAAATGTTCCTTATCATGGTGGTGACAATTCTGTAAGACGTGCATTAGGAGATGATGCAGGACTATTAACTTTAGAAGAATTTTTTAAATTATATGATAAAAAAGTTTTATCTGAAAAAGATTTAATACAATGGAAAGAACCCATAACAACTGATAATGATGATTTATTAGAAGCCCCTCCTTGTTTAGTTACACTTTTATCTGACAAAGTTCCGCAAGGTAAAAGAAATGATACTATGTTTAACGTTGGTGTTTATTTAAGAAAAAGATTTCCAGATCAATGGAAAACTAAATTACATAGTTACAATTCAAAATACATGAATCCACCTATTGATGATAATAATCTTGAAAATACAGTTATTAAATCATTATTAAATAAAGAGTATAGATATAAATGTAAGCAAGAACCTATTAGAAGTTTTTGTGAATCAAAGATTTGTGTTAAAAGAAAATTTGGTGTTGGAGAAAATGTTCCAACACCTGAAATAGAAAGAATAGAAAAATATCCATCACATCCAACAATTTATATTGTTTATCTTGATGGTAAACCAGTTGAAGTAGATAGAGGAACACTTCATGAATTTGATAAATTTTCTATGGAAGTAATGGACCAATTAAATCAAGTATTGATGCCGATAGGTAAAATGGTTTGGAAAAAACTATTACATAAAATCATGTCTAATAAAGATACATTTAAAATATTAGAAGTTCCACAAGCGGCAAGACTTGATTATCAGTTAAAAGAATTATTGGGTGATTTTTTAAATAGAGCAACCGGTAAAACTATGGAAGATGTTAAAAGAGGTATTCCATTTACAGAAAATGGTCATAGTTATTTTAAATATCAAAGTTTTAATAATTTCTTAAAAAGAAGTAAGTCTTGGGACATACCAAAAGCAAAGACACAAAGAATGTTAACAGAAATATTTAAAGCAAAAGAAGAAGTTTTAAAATTAGATAAAAAATCTATGAGGATATGGAAAATTGAAACTATTAATGTAGATAAACCAACTATTACAGAAAATACAATGAAGGAGCCTGCATTTAAATGAAAAGAGTAATAGTGCCAGGACCTCCTGGAACAGGAAAGACATATCATTTAATCAATAACTATTTAAAGAAAGAAATTGAAGAATATAAAACACCTCCTGATAAGATTGCTTATTTAACATTTAGTAATGCTGCAACTAATGAAGCAAAAAAAAGAATACTATCTGCATTTCCGCAAGTGAAAGATTTTCCATACATATGCACTATGCATTCTTTAGGAACAAGACAATTAAATATAGATACAAATACACAATTACTTCAAGAAGATAAATGGAATGCATTTAAAAACTTTTCACAAATTTGTAAAGATTTATCTTTTAGTTCAGAATTTGATCCATATACAGAAACAACAACATATAAAAATGAGCATATGAAAATTATTGAATACGCAAGATGTAAAAAAATATCTATCATGGATGCTGCAATAGAACTAGATAAGCACTATAGTGTTGATACATGGTTAACAGAACAGATTGATGCCGATTTAAAATCATATAAAAAACAAACTGGAATGATTGAGTATTCCGATATGATTAAACAGTTCATTGAGAAAGATAAATGCCCTCCACTCAGCGTTGTCTTTTTGGATGAAGCACAGGATCTGAATCCTCTGCAATGGGATATGTTCAATTACATTGAATCAAGATGTGATAGATCATACGTTGCAGGGGATGACGATCAAACGATTTATACGTTTCAAGGTGCTAATCCTGATATATTTATAAATTTAAAAGGTGAAGTGGATGCAAGAATTGAATCAAGAAGATGTCCACGTGTTATTCATAGAAAAGCATTAGATATATTACAACATGTAGATAATAGAATGATTAAAAGTTGGCTTCCTAGAGATGCCGAAGGACAAATTTTTGAAGATCAAAGATTAGAAGATTTAGATTTTAGTAAAGGGGAGTGGATGATTATAGCTAGAACTAATCAAATGTTAAATCCAATTAAAGCTCATTTAACTACTTTAAATTTAAGATTTGATAGTAAAACTAATACAGTTTTATCTAAAGAATTGTTAGAAGCATATCAAGTATGGAATAGATTAAATCAAGGCGCAACTGTTGGATCTGAAGAAGCAAAGTTTGTTTATAAAGTTTTAAATTGGAACATGGGTCATGTTGAATATGGATTTTCTAGTGGCAAATCATTAGATACTGTGGATCTTGTAGATCTAGATGACTTGATGCTAAATCATGGCCTCAAGGTGACAGGCAGCTGGGAGCAATTAAATTTTAAAGAAGATACAAAATTATATATTAAATCATTATTAAATAGTGGTGATGATTTATTTAAACCTGCAAGAATTAAAGTATCCACAATACATGGTGTCAAAGGTGAAGAATGCGAAAATGTAGTCTTATATACAGGAATGGAAAAGATTATACATGACGCAGCATTAAGAAATCCTGATCCAGAACACAGATTGTTTTTTGTGGGTGTAACAAGAGCAAAAGAAAATCTTTATATCATGCAACCCGATATAGATGATTATTATAACTATATACCAGGAGATCCAATACTATGAGCAACAAAACATTTTTTAGACAAGTAGGAGGTTCACATTATAAAAAATATAAAATACAGCCTTCTAGATTTATAAATGAAAATAAGATACTGTTTGCAGAAGGTAATGCAATTAAATATATTTGCAGGCATCAAGACAAAGGCGGCAGGCAAGATTTAGAAAAAGCAATTCATTACATACAGATGATTGTAGAAAGAGATTATAACAAATGAGGAGAAGAAAGATGGCAGTGTTTGATTTAGGATTATTCACAGTGTTGTGTGTATATTGTTTTTTAATTATGGTATTAGCATAGATGTTTGAAGCTCAGAAAGAATGGATTTGTCCAGAAAATTTTCCTGATTTAAAAGGATATAAATATATTGCAATAGATTTGGAAACTAAAGATCCTGATCTTAAGTCAAGAGGATCAGGTGCTATTATTGGTAATGGTAATATTGTAGGTATTGCTGTAGCAGTTGAAGGATGGTCAGCATATTATCCAATTGCTCATGAAGGTGGTGGCAATTTAGAAAAAGATAAAGTCATGGACTGGATTAAATCTGTTTGTGCAAATGACAATGTAAAAATATTTCACAATGCAATGTATGATGTGTGCTGGCTTCGGGCGGCAGGGGTCCAAATTAATGGACACATTGTAGATACAATGGTTATGGCATCATTAATTGATGAAAATAGATTATCATATACATTAAATAGTATTTCATATGAATTTTTGGGTGAAGTAAAAGATGAGAAAGCTTTAATTGAGGCTGCTCAATCTTGGGGAATAGATCCCAAATCTGAAATGTATAAACTTCCTGCAATGTATGTAGGTAATTATGCGGAGAAAGACGCGCAGTTAACACTAGAATTATTTAAAGTTTTATCTCGTGAGATACAAAAACAAAGTTTACAAAATATATTTGATATAGAAACACAATTATTTCCGTGTTTAACTGATATGAAATTTAAAGGAGTCCGAGTTGATGTAGAGAAAGCAAAACTCCTGAAACAAAAGTTAACATCACAAGAGCAAGAAATATTATTAAAAATAAAACAAGAAACAGGGATAGAACCCCAGATTTGGGCAGCAAGATCCATTGCAACAGTTTTTGATAAACTTGGTTTACATTATGAAAGAACCGAAAAATCATCTGCACCATCCTTCACTAAAAATTTTTTACAAGAACATAAACACCCTATAGTTCAAATGATTGCTAAAGCAAGAGAAATAAATAAAGCACATACAACTTTTATAGATACAATTTTAAAGTTTACTCATAAAGGAAGAATACATGCTGACATTAATCCAATTAGATCAGATCAAGGTGGAACTGTTACAGGAAGATTTAGTTATGCAAATCCAAATTTACAGCAAATACCAGCAAGAAATAAAGAATTAGGTCCTATGATTAGATCATTATTCTTACCAGAAGTAGATCATAAGTGGGGATGTTTTGACTATTCGCAGCAAGAACCAAGACTTGTTGTTCATTATGCAGCCACAACTGAACCAATTTGTTTTGATGAATCTGTTACAAAAATAGTAGATGAATTTAAAAATAACTCTGTAGACTTTCATAAGACAGTTGCTGAAATGGCAAATATATCAAGAGATCAGGCTAAAACAATTAATCTTGGATTATTTTATGGGATGGGTAAGGCTAAACTTCAAGCTGAACTTGGATTAAATTCAAAAGAAGAAGCAGAAAATTTATTTAATCAATATCATACAAACGTTCCATTCGTAAAAGAGTTAATGAATAAAACATCAGCTCATGCTCAAACATCGGGATCTATTGGAACATTACTTGGTAGACGTTGTAGATTTAATAAATGGGAACCAGCGACATTTGGTATGCACACTGCAATGTCATTTGAAGAAGCTGAGAGAACTTATGGACGTGGAAGAATTAGAAGAGCAATGACATACAAAGCTTTAAATAAATTAATACAAGGATCTGCAGCTGACATGACAAAGAAAGCAATGTTGGATTTATATAAAGAAGGAATCATTCCACATATTCAAATACATGATGAACTAGATATTTCTGTTGTTGATGACAATCAAGCAAAGAAGATTGTTGAAATAATGGAGAACGCCGTTACTTTGGCAATCCCAAACAAAGTAGACTATGAATCCGGCGAAACTTGGGGCGATATATATGGTTGATTATGGCATATTTAAATGCAAATATACCTCCAATCTACTGTAAAATAAGGAGAGAATATTTATATGACTTACGCGAACATCAAGGAGAAACTGAAGACTGCGTGGTATTTGCTTTGGGGAGTATTAGCGGGCGTGCAACGTTGTTTCATTGTTTACTTAGCAACGGTGCGA